ACGTGAAGGTCTTGGGCGTGATCTACGACCTCTACAACGAGTTCGAGATCACGCCCAAGACCTTCACGTTCAACATCTCCGACCCGGCGAGCGGCTTCGACGTGAAGAAGACCTGCCTGGACATCGCCCGCTACGTCGACGACAAGCTCCAGGGCGAACGGATGACGGGCCTGCATGCCTTCGTCGGTGAGGACTTCTTCGATGCGCTGACCGGGCACGACGAGGTCAAGGCGGCCTACGACCGCTGGCAGGACGGCCAGGCCCTGCGCACTGACATGCGCGCGGGCTTCACGTTCGCCGGGATCACCTTCGAGGAGCACCGGGGTCGTGCGGCCGCTCCGGGCAGCACGGTGCGGCGCTTCGTCGAGGCCGACGAGGGGCACATCCTGCCGCTGGGCACGATGGATACCTTCGCCACCTACTACGCGCCGGCCGACTTCAACGAGACGGCCAACACGGTGGCCCTGCCGCTGTACGCCAAGCAGGAGCCGCGCAAGTTCGACCGCGGCACCGACCTGCACACGCAGGCCAACCCGCTGCCGCTGTGCCACCGCCCGGCGCTGCTGGTCAAGCTGGTGATGACCTGATGGGCATCGTCGAACGCCTCTACGAGGCGGCGGCGAATGCGGGTCTGCTGGTGAGTGCCGAGGTGGCCGGCCGCACGGTATCGGTCGGCTTCCTGTGCATCGACGACAACCTGCTCGACGGGCTGGTCCGTTCGGCGGCCTACACGATCACCTATCCGCTGTCGCTGCTTCCCGACCTGGAGGCAGGACACACCGTCGTGATCGCAGGCCAGACCTATCAGGTGCGTGACGTGCGCGCCATCGGCGACGGGACCGAGCGTCGCGCCGATCTCACTCGGCTGTAGGCGGTGGCGATGACCTCGATCCGCGAGCAGATTCTGCTGGCGGTGATGGCGGCTGTCCGTCCCACTGCCGAAGGGCTGGGCGCCACGGTCCACCGTTCCCCGACGGTGGCCATCGGCCGGGAGCAATGCCCGGCGCTGGTGGTGTTTCCCGAGGGCGAGGCGATCACCGAGCGCGCCAACGACCGCGTCACCCGCGAGTTGACCGTTCGCATCGTCGCCCTGGCCCGGGCCGTCCCGCCCGTCGCGCCCGAGACCGAGGCCGACCAGCTGCTCACCGCCGCGCATGCGGCGCTGATGGCCGACCTGAACCTCGGTGGCCTGGCCCTCGGCATCCGAGAGCAGGAGTGCGAGTGGGAAGTGGAGGACGCCGATGCCGTGGCCGCCGCTATCCCGGCTCGCTACGCGATCACCTACCGGACGCTGGCGCGCGACCTCTCCTTACCAGGATGACCCCATGCCCCGACTTGTCTTGAAGTGCCCGCACACGCACGCGGGCAAGGCCTTCCAGGGCGGCGACCAGATCGACGTCGACGCGACCGCAGCTGACTGGCTGATCGCCCACGGCGTCGCTGCACCGGCTGCCGTGCCGCAGACCCTGCGAGTTCATGCAGACCCCGAACCCGCTGACCCTAAACCCGACCTTCCCCGGTCCCAACGCAAGGAACCCAAGCCATGAGCACCTACGCCAGTTTCCAAGGCCGCGTCTTCCTCGGCAAGCGCGACATCGCCGGTCTTCCGATCGAAGTGCGCTCGCCCGGCAACGTCGCCGAGCTGAAGCTGTCCCTCAAGACCGACGTCCTGGAGCACTACGAGAGCCAGACCGGCCAGCGCTCGCTCGACCACCGGATGGTCAAGCAAAAGTCGGCCACCGTGAATCTCACCATCGAGGAGTTCACCAAGGAAAACCTCGCGCTGGCGCTGTACGGAAACCACGTCACCGGCAGCACAGGCTCTGTGACCTTTGAGCCCATCGGCGGCGCTGCTCCGGTGATCGGCGACCGCTACTTCTTCGCCCATCCCAAGGTGTCGGCGCTGGTGGTGACCGACTCGGCGGGCACGCCCGCGACGCTGACCGCAGGCACGCACTACACCGCCGACACCGATTTCGGTGCCCTCCAGTTTCTGGATATCACCGGCTTCACCGCACCGTTCAAGGCCGCCTACAGCTACGGCGTCGCCACCGAGATCGGCATCTTCACGCAGGCGCTGCCCGAGCGCTACCTGCGCCTGGAAGGCATCAACACCGCGCAGGGCAACGCCAAGGTGCTGGTCGAGCTGTACCGCGTGGCCTTCGATCCCTTGAAGGAAATCTCCTTCATCTCGGACGAGTACAACAAGTTCGAACTGGAAGGATCGCTCCTGGCCGACACCACCAAGCCCTATGACGCGGTGCTTGGCCAGTTCGGCCGCATCGTGCAACTGTGATGGGGACTGCCATGAGCGATCTGGAAACTCTCATCCCACAAGCAGTGGAGCTGGTCATCGACGGGGAGCCGTTGGCCATCAAGCCACTCAAGGTCGGCCAGATGCCCGCCTTCCTGCGCGCGATCACGCCGGTGATGCAGCAGATCGGCGGCGATGGTATCGACTGGCTGGCACTGTTCGGCGAGCGCGGCGACGACCTGCTGACGGCAGTGTCCATCGCCGTCGGCAAGCCCCGAGCGTGGGTCGACGCACTCGATGCCGACCAGGCCATCCTGTTGGCGGCCAAGGTGCTTGAGGTCAACGCCGATTTTTTTACCCGGACGGTGATGCCTCGGCTCGACGGGTTGATCGCGCAGACGAGCGCGGTGGTGGCAGTGACCACGGCTGGTTCGACACCGTCCAGCACCTGATCGAGCGCGGCCACCGGTTGCCCGACATCCTCGACTACACCCTGGCGCAGGTGCGCGGCTTCGCCGCCGCCACCGCGCGTGAGGACGCCGCACGCGATGCCCGGCTGCTCTCGCTGATCGCCATCGGCGCACGCGGAGACTCGCGTCACCTCGACCAGACCCTCGACAGGCTCCAAAACCATGCGCATCTCGGTTCGCATCGATAGCAAGGCCGCGCAGGCGCAGTTGCGCCGCTGGGGCGGCGAGTTCCGCGAGAAGGTCCAGAAGGTAGTCGCGCGCGGCATCGCCAGTGAGGCCGCCGAACTCAAGCAGGACGTGCGCAGCCACGTCGCGGGCCAGATGACGGTGGTCAAAAAGTCCTTCGTCAAGGGCTTCACTGCCAAGGTGCTCGACAAGGACAAGAGCCGGCTGCCTGCGCTCTACGTCGGCTCGCGCATCCCGTGGTTGGGCATCCACGAGCGTGGCGGCTCTATTTCCGGCCGGATGCTGATCCCTCTGCACGGTCGTGTCGGTCGCAAACGCTTCAAGGCGCAGATCGCCGAGTTGATGCGCGGTGGCAACGCCTACTTCATCAAGAACGCCAAGGGGAACATCGTGCTGATGGCCGAGAACATCAAGGAATACGACCGGCCACTGTCGGGCTTCAAGCGCCGCTACCGCAAGGCCGAGGGCATCAAGCGGCTCAAACGTGGCGCGGATGTACCCATCGCCGTGTTGGTGCCCCGGGTGCAGCTCAAGAAGCGCCTGAACGTCGAACGCATCGTCGCCGGTCGGATTCCGAGCCTCTCCGCACGGATCGAGAAGCAGTTGAGGCTGGTGGACTGAAATGGCAAACCGCATTTCCATCCTTGTTGCGCTCGAAGGCGCTGACGAGGGGCTCAAACGCGCCATCAATTCGGCCGAGCGCAGCCTTGGCGAGTTTGGCGCGAACGCCAAGACCGCAGGCGATAAAGCTGCCGCCGGGATGGCCGAGGTCAAGGCCGGAATGAGCGCATTTGGCGATCAGGTCGCCAAGGCCAAGACGCAGTTGCTGGCTTTCCTCACCATCAACTGGGCCAGTGGCAAGGTGCAGGAGATCGTCCAGATCGCCGACGCCTGGAACATGATGTCTGCGCGGCTCAAGCTCGCCACCGCTGGCAGCCGCGAGTACACGGTCGCGCAGAAGGAACTGTTCGCCATCTCGCAGCGCATCGGCGTGCCGATCCAGGAGACCGCCACGCTTTACGGCAAGCTGCAACAGGCTGTGCGGATGCTGGGCGGAGAGCAGCAGGATGCCCTCTCGCTCACCGAAAGCATCTCGCAAGCACTGCGTATCTCAGGTGCATCGGCCACCGAGGCGCAGTCGTCCCTGCTGCAGTTCGGACAGGCGCTGGCCTCGGGCGTGCTGCGCGGCGAGGAATTCAACTCTGTCGTCGAAAACAGCCCGCGTCTGGCAAAGGCACTGGCCGACGGCCTGGACGTACCCATCGGACGGCTGCGTAAGCTCGCCGAGGAAGGCCGCCTGACCGCCGACGTGGTGGTCAACGCGCTGATGAGCCAGAAGGACAAGCTGGCCGCCGAGTACGCGCAACTGCCGATGACCGTCAGCCAGGCCTTCACGCGTCTGTCGAACGCCTTCGGGCAGTGGGTCAGCAAGCTCGATGAATCGACCGGCTTCACCAAGAAGCTCGCCGAGGCCCTGACGTGGCTGTCGGAGAACCTGGACACGGTGATGAAGTGGCTGGGCCGCATCGCCGAGGTCGGCCTCGCGGTGCTGGTCTACCGCCTAATCCCGGCGCTGATCATCGCGTGGCAGACGGCAGGTGCGGCGGCGGTGACGGCGGCCAGCACCACGGCGGCCGCGTGGGCAACGGCCAACCTATCGTTGTCCAATGCCATCGCCACGGTGGGCAAGCTTCGCGTGGCGTTCGGGGTGCTCGGCGCGGCGATCATCGGCTGG